AAGGAAGACAACACCGCAGGGAGTCAGACATTAGCATGCTCTGGTGATTCCTGTGAAATCGTAGACTTAGTATAAAGGAAATACAACATGACTTTTCTATCAGCACTTATCGTAGTACCAGTAATAGCTATCTTCACTGGTACTTTTATTGAAAAGATTGCTATGCCTGCCATTACATTCTTAGCAAGCTAATCTTTGTACCTGAGCATGTACCTAAACTGCTTACACTACAACAAATAAAGGAACATTATGTGGGTAATTGTCGGACGATCTCAATGTAACTTTTGTGATACAGCTAAAGAGTTGTTAAAGTCTAAAGGATATTCTTTCACAGAGTACTCAGTTGATTCTCCATCTAGTAAATGGGTCTTGACATTAGTTAAATTAGCTGGTATGACCACCGTACCGCAGATCTTTAAACCAGATGGCACCTACGTTGGGGGCTACACAGAACTTAAGGAATATTTAATTGAAACCAGTCAGAAAGAGTTTTAATCGTGCGTTGTATGAAGCATACGACGAACCAGCTAAGAACAAACTTGTCACCCTACTAGAGAATAACGGACACACTGTTGTCAATACAGAAGAGGACTTCTACGCTGACGTTGTGACACAGAAGGGTGGCTTCACTTACTATAACGAGGCTGAGGTTAAGGTTGGATGGGCAGGTGATTGGCCTACACACTGGCTAGAGATACGGATACCTGAGAGAAAGAAACGATTGCTTAAGAAGTATGAGGATGGCAAGGGTGTGTTAAACTTCTACATCTTCCGTAAAGATTTCAAGCAAGCATGGCGCATAAAAGATACAATGCTCACAGAAGAAAGCTTGAAGGAAGCTAAGGGTAGATACATACAGAAGGGTGAGAAGTTCTTTCATATACCTTACACAGAAGCGGAGTTGATTAGTATATGACAGATGATGATATAGTAAACCAACCACCCCACTACGGTAATGGTAGCATTGAATGTATAGATTACATGAAGGACAACATGGAGCTTATGATGTTCCTTGGTTACTTAGAAGGTAACGCTAAGAAGTACATGCATAGGTACAGGTACAAGGGCAAGCCTGTCGAAGACTTAAAGAAAGCCCGTTGGTACTTAGACCGACTCATCACAGAGATGGAATAAAATAAAGCCCCTTGGATTTCTCCTTGGGGCTTTACTCTTTACTTTTTCTTAGTACCTTTTTTGGTAGGTTTTTTCTTTCCGTACATTATGTCATCCTTTTCTTTTTGACAGTTTTCTTTGATTGCTCAAAGGCTTTCTTGGTGGGTGCTCCTTTAGTTCCTGGCTTTCTCATCACCTCCCCTGATCCAGCAGCTATACGTCTACGTTTATTGAGAATATTTTGATATAGTCCAGCTGCCATTACGATGCCCTCTTCTGAGAAGTTTTAGATAGATCTTTAAAATGATATACCCTTACACTTGTTTTTCCGTGCTTCTTACCTGTATGAACAGTCCCATTAGGCATCTTATGGGTAGATCCTGTAAAAACACTGCCATCTTTTTTATAATGCTTGACACCTTTAGCCATTATGCGTTGTCTCCTACTTTAAAACATTTAGGTTTGGCGTAATAGCCATTGAGCAAGATAGTACCTGCTACTTTAATTGCGTCATTTTGACACTCTTCTTCAGTGTACCAGATGTTAGCTAGGTTAGCCATGAGAGTACAGCTACTAGCTTCAAGTGTAGAACACATCATTACAACAGCTAAAAACATTTACCATTTACCCTGTTTAGAGCCTACAATATACAGCGCAGCAATTATAGCACCTGTACCTGCGAGTATTATAAGGCCAATTATCACAGCATTAATAAGATTGTCTAAGGCTTCTTGTTTCTTGTAAACTAAATCTCGTTGTTCTTTACGTTGCTGTGCTTCTATTCTTACGATCTCATCCCAGGCTGAGGGACCGTACACAAATGAGATATGACTCCTAAGTTCCTCCCTCATTTCCTTTATCTTCTGCTTATGTGCCCACAATTCAAGGGCATTGCTCTGCGTGTCACTAAACATCTTATACATCGGAGGCTTCTGAGCCTTTTGTTCTAAGAAGTCAACGTCACTGACAGCTTTTGACCAGCTGGACAGGGTGTTTCCCATAGAGGATATTTCCTTGCCAACTTCAATTGCTTTCTTGATGCCTTTATATGCGCTTGTCGCTGCAGCCATAGCTGTGAAAGGGTCCATTTGTCACCACTTTACTTTGTTAGCCCAGTAAGCCGCTGATGACTTACCCTTTGCTATATTCTTCTTGTGTCTTGCCTTGAATGCTTTGTTTCTAGCTGAACCATCTGGGCTACCTCTGACACCCTTCTGACCAAACCTAATTATCTTTTCCTTACCATCATAACATGCTTTGACAACATGAGATTTAGTCTTATGGTCTGGTGTACTCTTAGGGGAGTTACACTTCATCTTAGATTTGTCCATCTACCTACCCCTATTTCTAATATCTTCCATCATCATACGAATAGACTTTATATTCTCATCTATCCTAGCCATTGTCACTGACTGAGCCTGCACCATTTGCTCTAAGGCTATGATACGTGTTTCATGCCGTACAATCTCACGAGAATTAGTTTGTATTTCACTGTTAAGAGATGACACAAACCACACAAGTGCTATGGTCTGTCCTATGATGGCTAGTACAAAGGTTAAAGGTATTGATTTAGATAGGTGCCATTCAACTGATTGTGTCATTTCGTAAAGCCTGCCCCAAAATATAGACCGACTATTGCCGATACGATGTGTGTGTCTAGTGGTGTTATGACAAAGCCTTTTGCTGACTTCCATTGTATTGCTTCTTCTGGGCCAAACAGCCAATTAGTAAAGCCACCTTGTACCTCAGTGTAACCAACAATAACATTAACTTCAGGATACCACACTGCCACTATTTTTGGTAAGACAATAATGGAGAACACAGCAGACAAGGCTATAAGCCTACGTGTCCAAGCAAAGTGGGTGTCATTTTTACCTGCGTCACGAGCAGCGTTAACTTGTTTAGCTTCAAAGTTAGCTCTAGCTAAGAGCATCTTGTTCTGCTCAAGCTTAGACTTATTCGATTGACCCCATATAGACATCACCCCACCTAGTATGGTAGAGAAGAGCATGGTGATTAGTTCTAAGGGTAAGCCAAACATTATACTTTACCTAAGTTTATCGACATCTCAGTCTCAAAAGGCTCTCCAGCTTCCCTTAGTTCTTCTTGTTTGGCATAGCCAATAATAGACAAAAGTTCTACAGGATTTGAAATACTATTGGTGAGTATTTTTAAAGCATCTGAGTCGTTACCAGAAATGACAGCCTCTAAGTATTTTTTTCTTTTAGTACCTGGATTAAAGTTGTACGTATTGTTAATAACTGTATCACCATCCTCGTTTGTAGCAAAATTCAAGCCACCCAAAGTTCTAGCTAGGCGCATATTTGTGTCAAAAAATCCAGCGGTTAAACCACCCTTAAGAACCTCACCTTCAGATGTTCCAAAATCTTTGTAGTCTAAGCTAGAACGGCCCTCAGCCTTAGCCTTAGCTACAGCCTCAATTAAAACCTCAAGGTCTTTACTGTTTAAATCCTTTTCGGTAGAAGTACCACCAGGATTAGTAAAGTTACCTAAGAAAAACCTTGCCTCTGCAGTACCAAAGTTTCCAATTGCTTCAGCTGCACTTGACAAACCCCCTGTTAAGGTGTCTACAGGTGAGGGTATGCTACTCAAAGCCTCTGCAACATCTTCTCCTTCAGGTAATAGCTCATAGGCTTTACCAGCCACATCAGTCCAACGGTCTGAGACACCTTCCATAGCTTCAGCTGCTGTGTCAACTACTGACTGCCATGTAGGTAAAGCAGAACTGACAGCACTTGCTGCACTTGAGACAGCCTTTATTGTTTTGTTGTTATCAGCAATGTTCTGACCTACAGTTTCTGCAGCCTCAACTGCTTTACTTACTGCTGTTCCAGTATTCCATGAGCTTGCCATATTAGTTTCCAATCTCAGCAATAATGGTGTTTAAAGTTTGATCGTCTACCTTCTTGAAACCTTCCCAGATACTACGCAGATTAGCTCTCCTTTGGCCAGGTGTCTTGCCCTTTGCTATGTTTTCTCTAGCTAAGAAAAGAAACATTGAGTCCTGTACCTCTTTATTAAACACAGTATCTAAAGGCAAACCCATACGCTTTACTGTATCACGTATAGTACCGCCAACAATCTGATACCTACCCATTGGTGTAGAGGTAAGACCTTTTTTATAGGCTTGAGTGTCCTTACCTAAGCGAGGTTTAACATACTGACCGTACTCTCCAGAGGCTTGGGAGAAATCAATTAACTCACCAACCGTCTTAGTAGAAACAGTGTAGCCTTTAAAGGGTGTGTTACCTACCTCAAAGTTTCCATACAGGGTGTTGTACCCTTTTGCTTCAACTTGTGAGAGGGTAGTCTGAGATGTTGAACTAGGGTTTAGACTAGCCTGTTGTATCTGAATTGATGCTGGTTGTGTTTGGTTAGTAACTTGCTCAGAAACTATTTTAGCGTTAAACACATCAGAGGACTTAGCAACAGGTGATCCTGTGTTCCAAGAGCTAGGCATATCACTCACCTTTCCGATAAGTAATACCGTCAGAGGGGTCAATAAAATAAGAGCCAGAAGGTAACGCATCAAACGCTGCTTTCTGTTGGCTTTCTGAAAGAGTGGTTTGTATGACAAAAGGATTAGCCTCCTCTAAACCAACATTGGCTGTACTGGTGTCTGTACTTTGTGCATTCACTGGTGCTTGTACTGGTTTTAGTAGAAGTTTCTCCATCTGTGTTGTGTCTACACCAATCTTCTTAAGCATACCCACATATTTCTTCTGACCAGCTGCGTACTTTTCAACCATACTTAGTTCTCTTAAAGCATTGACAAACTTAAAGCCTTCAGACTCGATCTCACTTCTTTGTATGGACTCTACCTTACGTCCACGATCACGGATCATACTTGAAATGTTGCCATTGTAGTACTGTTGAGCAGCTGCAACCACCAGAGGCTGTGCATCTTGGTTACGTACCTGCCCCTGTAGAAATTTCTTGTCAATATCATACTCAACAATACCCAAAGAATTTACATTGAAGTAACTGTCAGTCAAAGCACCAGATGCTGTCGTATTAAATATGTTAGCTTGTGCTAGGACAGCATCCTTTAACTGAGCAACAGCAATGGCGTGTCCATCTGGGTCAATCATTTTAATTATGTTTAACTTCTCAATGGTTTCATCTGCAAAAACTGTGTCAAGAGTAGCAGGACTAATTAATTGAGTTGATGTAGCAATATTTACTGTAGCTTGACCAACACCATTAAGGAAATTATCACGATGCTCAGGTCTGTTTACATCTAGGGGTGTAGTAAGACGTACCTTAAAGTCCAAAGCATTTTGAATTGCATCATTACGTGAAGTAGCTGACCTATCTTCAGCTGCTGTTACCATATCTTCATTGTGTAGAACTGGTGTTGTAACTGCAGAGCCATCCTCAGACTTAACAAGTTTTTTAACATCATCAACACCAAAAACATTTAGATCAGTATATACTGTGTCTTTAATCTCAGTATTTTTTAAAGTCTTAAGAACTGTTGGCCATTTATTTGCTACATAAGCTGACCAATCAACTTTGTCGGACAATAAAGCTTGAGCAAGAATTGGGTCACTTTCTCCTAGCTCTTTAGCTTGACGAAGAAGTAGGGCTGAGATAGGCTCCATTGCTGCAGCTGTCTCCGCCTTCAACATTTCTGCATCATATGTCTCAAGACGAGTTAGAAGAGAATCAAGTGTGGTGATTTGAGAGCCGACTGCTTGCCACTGATCTGTTTCAATGTTTGCTGGTTTTGTTAGTTGTGATTTAGCAATATCAAACTTGGTACGTAGCTGTACGATTGACTCAGGAGAGATGTCACCACCACCTGTTTCAACTTGAAGGCCAACCATCGCTAGGGCACGTATGTCCTCTAGTACTTTGTTTGCGTGTGGTACGTATGATTCTAAAAACTCTTGTTTATCTATATTACTGGACGTTGCTAGATAAGTAGCTGCAGCTTCTGATGCTTTAAGATTACCATAGGCAACTGCAGCTATATCTTGATTTGTAAAAGGTTTACCTGCAGCTGTGAGTTTTTGTTCAGCAAGGTAAAGAAACCCTGGGTTGTCAGTCAATTGTTTATTAGCAGCCATAGCAGCTTCTTGTACTGGGTCAACTGACTGTGCTGCATAGTTAATTTTTAATATAGAGTTTATATACTCTACTTCTGAAGCACCAAAGCTGTTGCCTTGGCTTGCGTAGTTTGCTCTAATAGTGGTTAGTTTTGCGTTAAGCTGAGTTTCGTCAGTTCCCCTAAGATCGTCTATTTTACTTGCAAAGTTAGCGAACTGTGCTTTGTTTGTCTGTGCCTGCGTTGGTGCACTTGAAGCCTTTGCCCTAGCATATGAGTTAGCAACCCCAAACAAACCTGCAGTTAACTGGTCTAAGCCCCTAGCAGCTGCACCCATTTCTGTGGCGCTGGGAGCGGAAACACCTTGTGCAAATTCAGAGCCTGCATCGCCCAGATCAATAGCAAAACCTGCCATAATTATTTATCCTTACTGTTGTTGTGAGAGGAGTTGAGCATCGTATTCAAGCCCTAACCTAGATGCGTTACGCATAATATCAGGGATAGCCTCACCACGCATTAGTCGCTTCTGAATAGAAACTTTTAATTCATTAGTAAGGTTGGAGGACCAAAGCTCATCATTGACTTCGTAATAGAGCTTCTCTCCCTTTACCATATCATCTTTTCCACCAGTTGTCAAGAGTGTAATTGCATAGTTAGCTTTTTCACGTAGTCTTTTTTCTAGCTTACGACTAGCATCACCCTCTTTGAAAACCATTTCAGTATAGTCATAGTAGTTTTGAACAGGGGCTGGTGTGGCTCCAAAGATTACAGCTGCAGCATCGGCTGGACCTAGACCACCTACTGACATTTTACGAGTACGACTACGATAGTTACCTGTCTCAATTAATTCTTTTATCTTAAAGATTTTATCTGCTGTTGAAAGGTTACGAACAAGTTGTGTTAAGTCCTCACGAGCCATTGATGATCTACCGCCAAATATAGCAGAGATAGCTGACACACCTACTTGGTACATGTCCCTTGTTATCTCACCAGATGGACCTGCAATTACTGTCATAAACTCTTCGTCAAACAACTTGCGCCATGTGTCAATAAGCTGATCAACTGGGGCTACACGGGTAGCATAGGCTGTCTCAGCGCCTAACAGATTTGACAGTACTGCATCAACCACACCAAACTTAATACGGTTAAATGTAGTTACAGTTTCAGGAGCATCTGGATCGTAGCCAAGTTTCTCAGTTACGTAGCCAGCCATTTGGCCTATACCTAATCCTGTCATACCATACATCGGACCCATAACAGCAAACATACGGGCACGTTCACCAGCTGTGAAGTTACGTCCTACTGTGATGTTTTCTAAAGCACGAAGAGAAAATGTCAACCACTGTGTAGGCACACGCATTGGGCCTGACTGAACAAAACTACGTGATGCAGTGGTCATACGGAATGACAAATCTTGCTCACGGTTTGAGATCCAAGACCTACCGTCAGCTGAGAAAGGATCAATGTCAGGTCTTTTAGCACGATGCTCAAGGAATGCAGTTGCAATCGCTGACATTCGAGTAGCACGTTCACCTTCCTTAAAGAAGAGGGTTGACTTGTCCAAGAAGGAATTTACGTTAGAGGCAGCTTTGCCTGCTAGTGTGCTTCTGACACCGAACTTCTGTGGTGCTTGAAGTTCTATGATTTGTGTGTCAACAATATTACGACCACTCTCATCTATGTACCTAACTAGGTCTGTCAATTCATCCTCTGCTATCAAACCTGACTTAGCTAGGCGTTTGATTGCTAGGGTACGAGTAGGGCCTACAGGTAGTTTTGTAACAATAAGCAAAGGAGCAGACAAGCCAAGAGCTTTAGTACCGTTTATGGGTGATATAGCCGCAACAGTTAAACCGTGCAGGGCCTGTAACATAAACTGATCAGGATTAAAGAAACCAAACTTAGAATAAAAACCAACCTTTAAGAGTTGTGACGATGGGTCAGTCTTCGTTAGGTCAACCTTAAAGCCACTCTTCTCAAAGATAGACTCAGTTGCTGAGGCAGTAAACACATCCCACTTGTCACTTGCCCATGTTGTTTGATTAAGTCTACGTTTTATTACGTCTTGTTGCTCACGTAACTGTGCAGCTAGGTCATTAAACTTACCTGACTTAGTTATCTCAGCACCAAGGAAACGATTAAGGTAGTCACTCTTAGATACACCCTTAGGGAATGTGACAAGACCTTCATTGCTTTCTGCAAGTTTAACCCAGCCTACCATAGCATTCTGTGAGGCTGCACGATTGGTATAGCCAAATGCTTCAGAGCCGAACTGGTCTGCGATAGCTGACACTGGGCTGGCATTAACAGCCTGCTTTCCACCGTACTCAAACAATGGTGTATCACCTCGCTTCATGTTTAAACGAGTGCCTACCTGCTCACCATAAGTAGAACCACTAAGTGAGATATCCTCACCCTCATCTGCAATGCTAATCTTTTGGTCACGAGCCTTGGCTGCAAACTCTTCACGAAACTTGAAGCCATACTTAAGGCTTATACCTACTAGATCCTCTAGGTCTGTGATGTGTTTGTTCCAAGAATTGTTCTGGCGTATAACTTCACCTAGATCATCGTACTCAGCCTTAGATAACTTTAGTCCTGTAACATCATCAACACCCTGTTCATCCATGAGTGCTTTGGTCTTACGGCTAATGGTGTTAAGTTGTCTGACAGCAGTTTCAGCTTGCTCTTTACCAAAGGAACCAAGCATAGTTTTGAAGCCGCCGTTAATGGTGTTGCCTGATGCTAAAGTCTGTTGTTTACCTGTACCAACAAACCAACGAAACTGTGCATTAGTACGAGGTCCACCTACGTTGTAGGGCATTACGTCAACACGTTCTAGTACACGGGTAGACTTCACGTTAGTAACAAACAAGTGATCCAGATACGTTCCAGGTACTTTATGAACTATCTGATTACCAGATAACTCAGTCTTACGAAGACTACGACCTGTGGCTAAGTCAAGTATTAACTCGCTGTCAGGTATTGCTACCTTCTGACCATCAACTCTATAAACAATATCACCGTAATCATCTGTCAGGTCAGCATGAATACCACCCTCAGAAACCACACGCTTAAGACGGTCACTTGATCTGATCTGCCATGTTGTGTCGCTTATGTCTATTAAAGAGTCGTATGCATTTAGTAAATCTTTGGATGCTTTAGCGCCATACATAGTTTTGTACAGGGACTCAAAGCTTTCTCTAGTTGGAGCCAGACGCATATGTGACAACTCACCATCACGTAACTGTGTCATAAAATCTGAAAGGTTAGTTTGCTCTGGGCCTTTAAGTTTATTAATAGCCTTCTGGTATGGTTTAATTAAGTCACCAATCAAAGCCTGACCAGCCTCAGCCTGCATAAACTTACCACCTAGCTTGTCACCTAGACGTATTGTTGCAGCACCAAACATCTTGTTAGTTGCGTCAGCAATAAAGTTACCCTTTTTAAAAGTTTCAGAAGCTGTTGGTAAACCTAGGACATCTATTCTTTGTTCAGCTTCAATAAAGTAGCCTCTGCCTTCTTCACGTTTGACAACCTTAAGGCTTGGGTCAGACCCTGCGATAGCTTCAGCATCTCGTTTCAAACGGAAGGCAGATCCTGAGCCATCCTTACCCATACGAACTATAACTTTAAAATCGTCTGAACCCTCATCAACAATAACTTTACTGTTAAGCATCACATCATTAGTTCTAGTAGCAATACGGGCTGCTGTCTCAGATGCAACACGGTTTATTATGGTTGGTTCGATGTACTCACCAAAGGAACCCCTACGGTTCATCTCTTCCATCTTCTCCATAAGAGTTGTCTTACGATCAGCTTGACGTAGTGTTACGCCTGAGGGACGAGCAGAAGGCCCTACAGTAGGGTCTAGCTCTTCAGGTAGGTTACGTCCAGCCGCTACCTCGTCAATCTGTACGCCCATGTCATCAACTGATTTGGATAGTACTTGGGCTGCAGCAACCTCACCTTCAATGACAGCTACTGCGTCTACTGGCCTGCGAACCTTACTAAGTGACAGAACCTTACCTGCTACTGTACCTGCGTCATAGGCTATGGTCCCTGACTTAGCTGTAGTGATGGCAGACTTAACACCACCCTTAACTAAACTGGTAGCACCAAGTGTTGCTATGTCAGCTGCACCAAAGACAGCATTAAGGCCAGCTAAGGGATCGTTACCTAAGTAAGTAGCATCACTAGCTGCCTTGTATAAATTCCATATTGAGTCAGAAGAAAAGATACCTTCTTCTTTACGTTCTGCTATATACTCCTTGGCCCATTCTTGAAACTCACCTGGCGTTTGGTTGGTAAAGGCTTCACGGATGTCAGAACCTTCACGATTAGAGCGGAAGGTAACATTCTCAAACGCACCTATAGTAATCTCACGAAGTATATTAACATCAAAGAATGTTATAGTCTTAGATAAGTTGTCTTGAGTGTTTGCCTCTAGTTCTTTCTGGAGTAGACGGTTCCATGTTTCCATGTTTGTCAATGTACGTGCAGCGTATGGGTTGATGTCGTTGTCACCCAACATTAGGTTCTGGATTAACATGTACTCACTAAGAGTCATGTCCTCACCTTTTAGCTTACGGTTCTCAATGATCTCAGCAATAGCCTCAGGCTTAACACCGTCAGCATAAGCTTTGTCAATTGATGCGTTGTAGTCAAACCCAAGTGCGTTTTGTTTAGCTACGCCTGTGTGATCGAAGTTAGCATTAGCACGAGAAATACGTACCTCACCCTCATCAGTCTCAGTAGCAATTGACAACTCCTGAGCAGTTATCGACTCAACTTCAGAGAAGGGGTTAAATACCTCAGGCTCTTCTTGGTTGTCTAGCTGCTCAGAAAGTATTTGAGAACTAAATATTGAGTCTTCAAGTGTGGTAAAATCGGCCATACTATTTTAGTCCTAATCAAGTATTAGATGGAAAGATATAAGTTACTAATGACCAGCCTATTAGAGTCTACCAGCTGCAAAGGATGCTGCAGAGAAACCTAAGTTGGCCCTTGAAGAAGCTATTTGAGCTTGACCTGTCAGTGCTGCCGCATCTGAGGATAGCTGTGTGAAATCTGAACTTAAGCCACTCATCATACTACCGAAGCCTAAGTTAGCTCCAAGCTGTGACATAAGGGATGATTGACCACCTAAGAAACCTGAACCACCTATTGTTCCAGTTACCGCTGCCCTCTGTGTGGCTGAACCTCTAGCTATAATGCTAGACCTAACCGCACTTCTACGGGCAGCGGTAGCCTGCAGCTTCTGTTGTTGTATCTGTACTTTAGCTGCTTGCTGTTGTACTTGAACAGATTGTTGTGCTGCTTGGTTTGCTTTTTTAGTTTGATTAATAGCATATCCACCAGCGCCAATTGCTGCGACTGTACCACCAATAGCAAGGGCTGAGGAGCCAGCCAGAAGTCCACCCGTAACCACACCAGTCGCTGCAACAGCTGATGCCCCTGCTAGATATGCAAGGCCTGTGCCAATCGCTGTAAATATTGC